CAGCCAAGTCGTAATCGTTAACTGATGTAACAATAATTGAATCAACTAAGTATTTGTGTGGGACGTGAATTAAGAAGTCACTCCCGTTGAAGAATGTTAAATCATTTTTCAACTCAATACAACCCTGAACCATCTTCAAGAATAATTTGAATTGGATTGCGTCCACGAATGTCTCGTGTAATAGTTTTCCGAACTTTTCGTTCTCAATTCTAATAGAGTAAGTATTTGTTTTCATATGTTTAATTTTCTATGGGACAAAGATAATACTATTTTTGATATAAACAAAAAAAACCTCAACAAATTTTACTCTGTTGAGGTTTTTATAATACCAGCTGTAAAGAAAGGGGCTGTTGGCTTATGAGAATATAAATATACCGTAAAATTAGAAAAGTTAATCTTTTTTCAAAATTCTAATAATTAATCTACATAATTGGTCTGATTTATCCTCAAATGGTAAATTTTCAAGATTAAAATATGAACACATAGAGTGTTCATCACCATCAAACGCATTTTCCAAGTCCGGATTAATTCTTTCATCCGTCTCCATCATAAACACATACATTAATCCTTTTACTTCCGTTCCATCACGATTGTATCGTTTAACAAAACCAACTAAATTTAATTTATTATCTAACGTATAATTTGTTTCTTCTTTGAACTCTCTTTGGACCCCATCCATTGGATGTTCATCGTTTTCCAAATGACCACAAGGTATACTCCATTGTCCGGGCAAAGTACCTGTAGCATTTCTTTTACAAAGTAATACTTCATCACCACATTTAACAATTACACCGGAATATCGTTTAACTTCTTTCATTTTATATTTTTTTGTGTATTTATAAGTATATGGAACTAACTATAAACAAAAATAAATTCAAAGTCAAAACTGTTATATCTCCCAAAGACACTAGTCGTGGTATGATGAATAAAAGATTTGACGATACTTTTAATGGTATGTTATTTATTATGTCAGATGGTCATCACTGTTTTTGGATGAAGAATTGTATAATTTCATTGGATATCATTATGATTGAAGACGATATTATAACAAAAATTCACCACAACTGTCCTCCTTGTAAAACCAAAGATTGTAGAAACTATTGTGGTGAAGGTGATATGATACTTGAACTTCAAGGTGGTACCTGTAAAAAATTAGGGATTAAGTCCGGAGACAAAATCATTCATTACGATTGATTTATCTTTTCCTGTAACAATTTCACAAACTCATTCTGAATCATTTTTGTAAACTTAATATAAGGAGCATCTTCCGATTCTCTATTATACCCACCACTTCCTTTTGGTGGACGAGTACTTCTACCCATAAAGTTTAATCCTGAGATATTTGTAATACATTTGTGTCCACCACTATTTGCTTGAATGAAATCCCAAGCGTTTACCTTAATATCATCTAACATTTGTCTATGTTCTTCTGGCAATTCAGAAAATGGTTTTTCCATCATCTCACCAATATGTGTTAGTTTTTCTCTACCATTATCCATAGTTTTGAAATCTTTACCATATAACGCAACAAAGTCTTTAAATGTAAATCCTGTTGATTCAGGGTTAAAATCTTTTGAAGATTCCGATATCCACTTAATTGTTGAAAGGGATATTTCTCTTTGTTTTAATTGGTCTTCCCATTTTGATAATACTTCTTGAGCAATCTCACCTAAGTTAACACCTTTCAATTGACGTTCACCTTTAAATGGGTTACAAGACGCTTGAACTAAACCTAAAGGCCAAGCAATTACAATAAAATCAGCGTCAGGATTGTTTTTAAATGGTGTATATCTATCGTATGAACCGGGTTTAAACATTGAACCACCTCCGTATTGAACAATAACATTACCTAATACCTTAACATTAGGATTTGTTTGCATTGATTTAACGTAATCTTCTTTATTTTTTTCAAGCTCTTCCGGTTTAGCATATCCCTTTTCAACCATTATTCGTTTAATAGTTTGAAGGATATTTAATAATGATGGCGTACATTCCATAACCAACGTTTCTAAGAACCCTGGCTTATTTTTAAATGCTAATAATAGTTTGTTTGCAACTAACCCCATTAACATTTTATTTTTCTCTAACGATTTGTCCTTATCCAATTTAAATAAATAAGAAATTACTTGGTCTACTGAAATTTCATTAACCGCATAATTTGCAGAATCCACTGTTGAAATAAGTAATATATCTGAAGACGGGAATAATTCTTTTGGAGAAACTACTTGAGATATTGTTTCAACATTTGAACGAGAACTTCTAAATGATGTGGATTTAGTTTCTTCAGCTCCCGCTTGTCTATCGTGGTGGTCCGTATGAATCACAAACATTGGTTTTCCGTGAGCAAAATCTACCAATACTGGCATAACATCACCGGTTGCGTCATTCTTCTTTACAGCAAACTCTTTATCGCCATATTGAATAATATGAGCATCCACCACTTTAATACCGTTGTTCTCAAGATATTGTTTCATAGCAATTGCCGTCGTTACCCCATCCAAATCTTGATGAAAATATATTTCAGCTTTGGGGTATCGTTTAGCAAGAGCATTAATATCTCTTAAACCACTTTCTTTTATAAGTTTTTTCATATTACATTGAAGGTAAAATAGTTATTGCTATAACATCTCCACCTTTAAGACCTTTACCTAAATTACAACTTCTATTTGTTGCGATAATCTCATCAACACTCGAAACACCAGGATATTTTGATGCAATATCACTTAACGTATCACCTGATTTAACTTTATATAGTTTAACATTGTAACCATAAGTTGCTTGAAGTCGTTTTGGGTCACCAAAACAATATTTACCCCCCATTTCAGGTTTAATTTTTTCCATTTGAACATCAACACCTTTTTGTTGATTCATTTGCTCATTAACTAATCCATATTTTGAAAGGATATCTCCTTTTTCTTCTTCTGAAATTATAAATCTTTTTGCCATAATAAATCTTTTAGTTATAAATATACCGAAAATAAAAAAGAGGTTATAACACCTCTTCTTTTAATTCTAATTTTGTTTGTTTATGTTCATCAATTAACGATTGGACTCTTTTTCTCGCAATCTCTGTATAGTCCGGAGATAACTCAATCCCAATCCATCGTCTATCCAATAACTCAGCAGCAAATGCCGATGTTCCACTTCCCATAAAAGGGTCAAGAACTATATCATTTTTATATGATAATATCTTAATTGCTTTTGATGGAATATCCATTGAGAATGTTGCTTTAGTTAACGACCTAGTATCTGCAAAATATTCCCATCTACCAAAAACCAAGTTCATAAACTCTTTCTTATCTTCGTCCTGATAAACCATTTTATTTTTAGTTTTACCATCTTCTGTAGTTACTTCAGTTGGTGTACCTAACCACTGAGACTCCCCTTTGGTTAATTTCTTATTAGTTTTCTTGTAAGCTAGAATAATACATTCCTTAGGATTATAGATGTAAGGACAACTTGCGCTCATCCAAGAACCCCAAGCTGTTTGTCTAACTCTATGTGGGCTATCTTCTGTAAGGTCAACCATTCCATAAAATTTAAACCCAACCTCTTTCATTTTCATCCAAAACTCTGCGTTGAATAATATTCTACCACCTCTTTCCTGTACGTTAATTTCTATAGGAACGTTGATTGCTATCCGACCATCATCTTTTAATACTCTATAAGATTCTGTTAACCACTGCGTTGTAAAATCCCAATATTCATCCATAGGAATACTATCATTATAAACATCATATTTGATGTTAACTCCGTAGGGTGGTGATGTCACCAATAAATCAATTGAACCTTCCGGGAAAGTTTTCATTACCTCAATACAATCTCCATTAATTATCTTTCCTGTTTCTATCATTTTATTATTTTGCGTGGTATTCCCACTCGTTTTCTTTATTTTTAATTGGTTCTAAACTTTGGTCCAAGAAAACCGCATTCTGTTCACCCGCGTATAACCCTAATATATTATAATCATAAAACTCTTCCGCTTCTCCATAAAGCATTAAATCCCTTTCTTGTAGAATATCTAATATTCTTTGTTTTGAATATAAGATTTTTCTTCCCGGAGAACCAAAGTCCTCAACAATACCTATAATAGCACTTTCTAACCCATCCAATAGAATCGCACCTTCCGCATATTGGTCAATATCGACAGTCACTTTACTCATCAAGTAAATTAATTTCAGTTGGTATTGAATCCACATCCTCATCAACTAATTCCCAATTTTCTTCAAACGTACTCCAAAACGCATCTTCGTCTTCTAAATATTGTTGATACTCGTCATCTGATAACTCATATTCATAAACATAAGTTGTTGTCTCAATTTTTTCTAATTTCGCCATAATTTTTATATTTTGTTTTTTTCTAAATTTTCAATTTTACGATTTAAATACCATAAAGCTTTCTTCAAATCTTGTATTTCTTTATCCGAATCTTTTAATCCCGCTCTTGCAACATACTTTACGACATTGAAGATATAAGCATCGTGGTCAAGACCCCAAGCCTCACATACTTTAACAACCTCGTATGGGTTATCTTCACCACCATAATGTAATGGATGGTTCACCATTTCTTTATTTTCACTCATAATTTTACTATATAATATTTACCCAATTTAAGGGATTTTTTATAACCATTTCTAACAGAGAATAGTGGTTTTGTGGTTACATTAATTCCGAACCCACCATTAAATCTAATTGACCACCCAACAGGTGAAATACTAAACAATACGGAGTAATTAAAAATTTTAATTATTGTCTGACTACAACCACTACCGATGTAATATGTTTTTTTAGATAGCCACATAATACCCTTCACTAATACCACTTTCTTTAACATATCCTTCAGATATTAAAATATCCAATTGTTTTTTTGTTTCTTCAAGATTCTGTCTAAGAATATATTTTGAAACGTAACTAATATGAATTGGTCGTCTCAACTTATCCATTAATACTTTAATTTGTTTTTTGTCCATTATGATAATAGTTTTCTTGTTATTTTGACATTTTGATTAATATATGATAATATTTTTCTTTTAAAAATTGGAACTAATGTTTCCTTTAACGGAAAGATGTCACTACAAAAAACTTCAAATATTGGATAATCCATTTCGTTATTTTTTTCGTATGTTTTTGAAAATGTAGAGATAATTTCCGGAATAGTCAAACTACCCTGTTGTCCTTTGAAAATTAATTTTAAAGATGTTTTTGTTTGATTTTTGGTCTTATACACCTTTCTTGTGGTATATTGCCATATAAACATTTCTTCAGGTAATTTAAAGTAAAAAAAACCTGATTTATTTTGTAAATTATTTTTGTTTTTCTTTACAACAACATCAATAGAATCATAAACAATACTCCATATTGATTTTGCAAAATTAAAATAGTCATGTAGTTGTGGTTGACTATTTTTTAATATTTTTTGATATTCAATAATTTCCTCATCGTCAAGAACAGGAATATCTTTAACCTTTAAATCAGACAATACTAGTTCATCATCATTTGATGTTAATTTTTTATCAACATATAAAATTTTGTTTTGCGTTAGTAAGGTTTGTATATTACCCAAGTGTAATGAAAGCTCAATAAACATTGGGTAGACCTCCATCCTTTCAAGATGTTTGTTCATCTTTTGGAAGTAATCTAATAATACATATTGTTTTTGTTCAGCGTCTAAAATGCCGTCAAATAACCAATCGGTGTCCATTATAAATTTATTCTTATTTTTCTGTTTCATTTCCATATTATATTATTTAAAATATACGGGAAAAGATTGGAAAAAGGAATAGTTTTAATTAATTCTCATTACGTAATAAGTCTCACCGGCAATATCAACACTATCATAATTACCATCATAACTATTCATAAAACCCCAACCTTCGGAATCAACTAATCCCTGAGCTAAAGCTGATTCATCAACATATTCTTTAACAGGTAACCCATAATCATTAAGATACCCAATAGGGTCTCTTCTTACGTCTCTAACTAAACTCTCAACCATATTATCAATCATATCTTCGGTTGGTTCAGTATCAACTTCAATATTATCTAATTCCTCTTGGAGTGCTTCAATTTGATTATCTAAATCTTCTTCGTAGTCATAATAATTTTCATCATCCGAATCTAATTCAAGTTTTTGTTGTTCCAAATCCTCAATTTGAGATTCAAGTTGTTCTATTCTTTCTTCTTGCTCCGAAGTCAATTCATAATCATCATCATTAAAATAACTTTCAGGATTCTCCCTCACTTGATATTCATAATCTTCTCTAGCAAATTCAACAATAGCATCTTCATCTAAATAATCATCAATAAAACCTTTACTAAACCCATCAACACCAATATCATCAACATAACTTTCAGCATACTCTAATGCAGCTTTATCCATTTCATCGTGGGTTCCCACCGAATATTCCTCATCTCTAAACCCATCAACTAAAACTTCGAATGAGGTTAAACCATAATGACTATATTTTGATACTGGATACATATCATATATGTCAGCAACATCCTCTGTTAATTCACTAATTCTCTCCTCAACATCTTCAATTTTATTTAATATTTCCACATTCTCATCTGGGTCACCATCTCTATGTTCATCATCATAATCCGCATTAAGTTCTTCTAATTGTTGAGTTAACAAACTTAATTCTTCTTTTTGTTCATCATTCAATACTGTAACTCTACCTTCACCTTCAAGCCATTCTAATAACGCCATAGCCTTTAATCCCTCTTCATCATGGTTTTGAAAATTCCATTCATCATCTTCTCTTTTAGAATCCATCTCAGCTTGTTTACCCAAAAGTTCTTGTCTCTCTCTAATTTTCTCACGAGGAGTGTCCCTATCACTAATATATGATTTAACTCTCATATCACCAAGATTAGATACCTTAGTATTACTAATATTTAATGAACCATCAACATAAGCAACATTTCCCAAGTTATCTGTTGGGGTTCCTTCAAGACTTAAATCTCCGGTTATCCATAATGGTTTACCTTCAAATCTTTTCATTTTAGTTATTGCTTTACCGTGATAACTACCTAACGACATTAATTGCAAATATTCTTCAGGAGATATTTTATAATATTCTTCCTCAACTTGTTCAACAATTTGTTTTACAACTTGTAATAATTCTTTATTTGTTAAAATCATTTTCTTATTCATATTAATAAATACCAGTAATTAAAAATAAATCTTTACAATTAACGTAAAAGGTAGATATTTATTGTTATAAACGTTTAAATAAAAATTATCATGGGTTGCGGATGTAAAAACAAAGCACAACAAACACAAACGACACAACAATCAAGTCAATCTCAAACTCTACAGCAGGTTCAGGCTCAAACACCAAAAACTCAGCCAATACAAGAATCTATTCGTAAAGTTGTTGAGAGATATTATACTAAAAAATAATATTATGTGTTTAAAAAAATAAAGGGATTTTTTGTCCCTTTTTTCATTTATAATTAAATTTAATTTGTATATCCTTTCATATAATTTAAAAATATGAAATACGTAAATGAAAATTCAAATAAAGGGATTGTAAACCTATTCGCAGACTTTTTAGTAAAAGAGATAAACAAAACCAATCAATATGATGTTGTTATTGAAGTTACCGATTGTGGTAAATTTTTCATAGTAAATGGATTAACCAATTCAGATAAAATATTGGATATGGTAATCATTAAAGAGGGATTCTATAAAGAATATCAATCCTTAATGGAAGAGTTTGGATATAAAAATTTAAATATTATTGATGTTATTATATATAATACTGAATTATCCAAAAAACTTGAATATATTTTTGATTTCCATAATTCTTCACGACCAATATATCATTCAGGTATAATCAAAGATTTAATTGATAATCCCCAACCTAAATTTAATTCAATATCGTATAATAACAATAGATTAGAATACGAATTAGATTATTCTGAAGATGACACCTCTAATTTAAATTATTACACATACTCACCATTAAATATTTCATCGGAGTTTCCTCACGGATATAGTTTAAGTATGGGTAGACAAGAGTTATACTATTCAGAATACATCTGTAATCAATTATTTGATGTACTACTAACAGACAAGTTAACTTTTAAATATTCTTCCGTTAAAGTGGACGATGATAATCAAATTGACATTGTTAGTAATTCAATACATCCGAAAAAAGATATCATATCAATGGTGTTAGATGTTTTTGATTTTGATATGTTGGTGTTTAATAATAAAATTGAAGATTACGATATAATTGAAGACACCACTTTACCATTTGATAAAAAACCTTGGCTAACAAGAGATAAAATTAAAGACCTTATATTATTTTAAAAAGAAAATCCCCAATCAAGGGGATTTTTTTATTTTCCAAAATGTTCTTTAATTATGTCAATACCTTCATCAATTTCATTAAAATCTCTTTCAGGTGCGAATAAATAACTCTTTGGTGATTCATCCGGAGATTCTACAATCATAAATGCCGGTACAAATTCGTTTTCAGTAATTTCAACAAACATATCGTATTCATCTTTGTGTTCGTTTATATCTCTTATAACAAACCCAATGTCATTTTTAATAAGTTGTTCCTTCATCATATCACAATATGGACAACCTTTCATCGTGAAAAGAATCAGTAACTTATCCATTGATTAAATTAGTCACTAATTGTTTAATTTGTGATTCCATTTGCATTCCCGGTTGAGAATAAACTTCTTTACCTGCGGAAAATGATTTAACTGTTGGAATTGCTCTAATACCTAATTGAGCGGCAAATTCTTTATTTTCCTCAACATTCAATGTGAATAATTGAACTTCTGAATTTTCATTTCTGTATTGTTCGGAAACTTTTTCAAACGCTGGTTTCATAACTTTACAAGGTCCACACCATGGCGCCCAAAAGTCCACTACTAATTTTTCACCATTGTTAATTTTTTCCTGTAATAATTCTTGTGTAATTTCCATTCTTAATCTTTTTTTGTTAATCGTTTTATTTGTAGTAATAAATACTCTACTACGTTTTGTTTATCCACCTTTGTTAAAATAAATATCTTGGTTTTTGACTTCCGTAAAATTAAAATACCAGTCGCATCATATTCATATAATCTATCTTTATAAACTATCTCATGTTCATTATTTACAAAATAGTCAAACCATAGTAAAAGTGATTTATTTAATAATTTATCTGTATCTTCATTAGACATATTTGGATACACCTCTACAATATTAGGGTAACTCTTAAACCTTTCTTTAAAGGTATCTATACAATTTTGTGGTATTTCTATCATTTTAAAATCCTAAATCGTTCTCATCATTATAGACAGGAACAAGGTTATAATTATTATACGAATTTAATTTCATAATTGAATCGTTTTCCCAACATAACCCCAATTTAGTTACATCTTTTCCTGTCTTAGTCACCGAATATGTTTTCACACTCATAGTACCCCAATCAGAGAACAATTCTTTATTTTTAAACTCACCCTTAATTTGTAAGGTATCAAACAAATCCTCATATTGGTAAATTTTATTATCCAATTTGACTAACACTTCATTCCAACTCTCATCTAAACTACGATTGTGTTTACCCAAAGTTTGAACTCTCTCTAAATCAAAAGTATTATGTAGTGAAGGTAAAGTTATACGATATTCAATTGACGCTCTCTCTTCCGTTTCACCCTCACCTCGTCTCATAGAGATTAATAAAGAATCCACTCGTCTAACATATGTCTTAACACAATTGGACTGGAATGATGACTCATTGTTGTATCGTTTGGATGTTGTCAATACCTCCGGGAAGTACGGACCATCTTTGGTTAAGATAACCTCATTCACCTTATCCACAAACTCTTGGTTGTAAATTCTAGTAAAGTCACCATTGGTATAATGGTTGTATTTCTCCGACCAATCGTAGTGTTCTTGAACAAACTCATCGTGAGTTCTTGATGTCCATTTAACTGTCTCCATTTGGTCTAACAAACGATAAAATCTAAAGTGGTCTTCAATCACATTGTAGTTAATCAATCCTTTTTGAAATAATTTAAATATCTCAAAAAAATTGGAGAACTCTTTTTTAGTTAATAATCCTTTTCCAATATTATTATGAAATGTACTTTGTTTATTATGTTCCAATAATAATTGGACAAACTCATCCGGTTGATTTAAAATAAACTTCTCACCAAATATTGAACAAGCGTTATTAAAATTAAGAACACCCTCAAATGATTTAACGTTATGTAATACCCTTTTAACCTTATCCCCCTTTAATCCGTTAACCCTCATTAGAGCATCAATATACTTATAGTCACACTTCACCAAATCTTTCTTCTTTGGTTGGGGATAGACATTCATAAGTTCAAACCAATTGTTTGGAACTTTGGTTCCTTGAGCATCCAAATATCTTTTGTAGATTCTTTGTTCAGGAAGTAAGTCGGCATATAATTCAGTTCCGGGAATGGCATTCACAAAGGTTGAGATTACCTGATTAATAATTGTTGGGACATCCACCACTTTTTTATCAACTATTGAGTTCAACGAATCTCGTAAATGTCGTCTCATATTATTAATAGGGTCACTATTAAATAAAACTCTTCTAATTTTTTTACGACATTTTGTTTTCAAATGATAATTCTGTAATGAACCGGTATATAACGCATTTGTTTTATAGTTGAATGTAATGAACTGACATTTAGTTCTTAATTTAAACCACTTACCCGCAACACGTCTTGTTTTACTATAATCAAATATCTTAAAAGAAACTTTATCATTCTCTTTAGTCACACAAATAATTACCCTGTTCAAATATAATTGAGTCAGTGGGTTTCCGTAATGTTCTACGAATTTTTCTTCTGTATCATAATCCGCATTAAAAGTATAGTCACCCCAAGGCGTATAACTTGTATGTCTACCAGAACTTAAACTAGTTTCTATTGTCCCCCAAAAATCATCCTCAACTTCTTTTTTAAGAGGTCGAATAGGATTGGTATCCAAGTATTCAGATACTTGATACTTCTTTACGGTATAGTTAAATAATTCTTCTTTCATCAGGTTTATTTTGAACCACAAAAGTAAGACATTAAATTTAGATATACAAATTAATTAAGGGAAAAGTGAGCGAATTTTGTGTGATAAATTATGGACTTAATCTTATCCATATCAACCTCATCGTTCTGAGATTGTTTAAGAGCCACAACTATAGATATGATTTGTTTTTGAGTTAAGGAAACATCCTCACCATTATCAATATTATTTAAAGATTGTTGTTTTACTCTGTCGTAGAAGTCATCCTTCAAAACATCCCCAATTAACTCAAGTAAGTCATTGGGGTTGTTGTTAAAGAAAGTTATAAATTGATTAATGTAGATTTCAACGTCAACATTTTTCATTTGTTTATTTTTAAGTATTAGTATTAGTTAAAATAATAGAACCCCATTCCTTCATCTGTCAATCGTTCTTTTAATTTCTCAGGAATTTTAACATTCGGATTACTATCCTTTAAATTAATAAATGCCAATTCAGGTAAAGTCATTAAACATTCGGGCAACGATTCTAATTGTTTGTTATTTGGTAACGCCAAGAAATTTAATAATTTTAAATTACAGATTGAATCAGGAATACTTTTACAAATCTTCTCTAATTTTAACGCTTCTAAATTTTTAAATCTTCCAATAGATTCCGGAACCACCAACGCAATATCCTCGTTTGATTTATTACTAATTAATAATCTTTCAATCGTGTCCGGTAAACTATCAAATAATTCATCAAAACCATATAACGCAATGAATTTACCGGCAGCATTATCAGGGTATGCAATATCCACAACATTACCTGAACCACCTTTAACCAATCCTTTCGCAAACTGTGGTTTAAAATATTCTTTAAGTTCTTCACCTTTACCATTTAAAAATTCAACCAAATTAATTTGTCTGTCTCTCCTATCCATATATTGGTTTGAAGGGAAGTGAAATTGATATCTTTCTTTAGGTAATCCAGTCTTCTTACCAAATTCCGTAGCATTATTAGGTAAAATAACATATAATGGACCGTCTTTAATATAAGTGTAGAAATAACTACCACCAACGTTTGACGTACACCAATTAGTTTCATCAAACTCATCTCTCGTATCGTAGTAACCACCAAAGTAATCAGCCGCAGCGTCACCAATTTTTGTTTTATCCTCTATTTTAACAATAGTCCAATTAGGACCAACGAAATCAATAGTAGACCCTTCAAATTTATAAGGGTTTTCTTTAGTAATTCTTTCTTCTTTTGCCGATTTAGAATCTTTAGTTAATTTGAATTCATCAACCGCTAATGATAAAGTTTGAGGAGTATACTTATTAATGTCTCTTTCACCTACAGGTAATCTACTTTTAAATCTTTCAAATTTTAGTAAATCAACATTTAACTTATCCATATCTTCTATGAATAAACGTCGATATTCTTTAGCGTTTTGCTTATATTCCGGAGTACCTACTTCATCTTCTAATTTAGGTTGAATAAAGTTCTTCAACATCCATTGAACATATTTACCAACATGTATTTTACCCATGTCTTCAAAAGTCGCACTTTCTTTATCAAACCCTTGAGGGACAGTTGTTGAAGGGTCCCCAAAGATAATATTCTTTAATGTTTCAAAATCCATAGCGCCTTTAGGTTTTTCACCAGGTTTTCTTGGTTTGTCAGAAGGTTTCACCAATTTGTCATATAAGACTTGGAAACGTGATTGTTCTGTAATTAAAGTTGATAGTGTATTAGTTAGTCTCATTTTAATTGTTTTTATTATAAATATTTGTTTTTTCTAAATAATTCGCCAAAACCCATTTACTTTTGTTCAGCGGGACAAAGATAACGCTTATTTTTTGATATCCAATTTATTTTCTATAATTCATAATTAGTAATTCTTCCCCCATGTTCTGAACTTTACCTTTCTTAGCCGCAGCAGCTTTAGCAAATTCTTTCTTCTCCCAAACATATTGAAGAGGAGGGAACCAAGTATGTAATTGTGGGAAATCATAATACGATAATGAGAACTTCCCCTGAATACCTTTTAGACAATCAGCTAATCTCTCGTGGTCTTTACTATCAAAGTCGTGGTTGTTATAATAGTTCTCTGTCTTCCAATATGGGGGGTCAGCGTAAACATAAGTAGATGGTCCATCATACTTTTGAATAACATCTTGAAAGTCTAAATTTTCAACTTTAGTAATCTTTAAGAAATGTTCCACCCAATCCGGTTTAGATAACTTATCTCTGAAGGTAAGATACTTTGATTTATATTTCCCTTTCAAGTCTATAAATGAACTTGTTTCCGGTTTAGACCCTGAGAATACCTGAGCTAGTACATAAGCGTATTTAGCTGCAACCTGATAATCGTAAGCCTCTACCCTGAAATCTGTTTTAAATATTTCAGCTTGGAAGCTGATAAATTGTTCTTTATAGATGTCCGGTGTTGGGAACTCATCTCTTTGTTGACACGGAATTGAGTTAACAACCTCTAACAATCTCTCAGGATTCTGAAGACATTGAAATAAATTATAATTAAGTGGATTGAAGTCGTTATATACAACTTCTTTTAAGTTTGGGTATTTGGTTAGGTCCATATTAAAGAACACCCAAAACATACCTGAAAATGGTTCCACGTATGTTTCAATGTCTTGAGGTATGAATGGAACAATCCACTTACCTATTTTTGATTTTCCCCCGATGTATGATAATGCCATAATTTTCTTTTTTTAAAGTATAAGAAATAAAAAGTGAAAAAGCAAGTTTCTCTTTCATTTTTTTTCACTATACTTATTTAAAATATATTATTATGGAAACAATCGAAGGACAAATTATTGAGGAAAAGGATATTATTTACGCCACTCCTGAACAACCTAAAAAAGAATGTAAATCTTGCAAACGTAAAACATTATCAAAAACACATTGGACGATGGTAATATCATCAGTTTATTTATTATTCGCATCAATATACGGGACTATTAAATTAGTTGAGAAAATAATAAGTCTTTTTTAATTACGTTTAAATTTAACGTGTAACTTAACAAATAAGTCACCCGTATTATGAAACCCTTTAGATTTTACTCTAAGGGGTTTTTCTGTATCAAACTCTTCAGGTAATTTTATTGACATAACACCTTTAGGATGTTTCAAGTCTAATTTTTCATTTTTTAATGTATTCAAATCAAAATAAGCATTATAAATTAAATCATCCCCCGATTTTTCAAAATTATCTTCAGGAGCAACTTTAACTCTAATTACCAAATTACCATACACACCATTAACATAATCACCTTTACCCTGTAATTTTAAAAATTGACCCTCATCAATTCCATGTGGGAGTTTAATTGTAACTGTTTCAGTTTTAGTTGATGTTGTTTCACCATTACATGAACCACACACAGTTTTATATGAGAATCCTTTTCCACCACATGAATTACACGTTTGTCTTATAAGTTGGACAAATAATCCGGAACCCACTCTTTGAGTTATAAACCCTTCTCCACCACACGAAGTACAATTTATTCTTTCACCACCATTACCATTACATGGTTCACACTTATGTTTTCTATTATATGTAAAAGTTTTTTCCGAACCGTTATACGATTCTATAACACCTATTTTAACTTCAATAACCTTATCAGGTGCCGACCTTCTTCTTTGTTGGTGAAAATGATTCTGAAACATATCCTCAAAAGGATTAAATCCTCCACCACCCATATTAGAAAATGGATTATTTTTTTGACTATCATATTGTCTTCGTTTATTATCATCACCTATCGTATCATAAGCTTCCGATATTTTTTTAAATGTCTCTTCATTACCCCCTTTATCAGGATGGTGTTCAATCGCTAATTTACGATATGCCTTTTTAATCTCATCTTGAGTTGCGTTTTCATTTACACCTAGTGTTTGATAAAAATTCTCCATACTTATTTACTTATATTTAATATAAAACTAACTTATTTATTATTATATATCCAACATGAACTATCAGATAGTATTATTCAAAAATAAAACAAAAAAGAAAATAATCAATAAATTTAAGACTCATAAAAGGGCAAATAATTATTTTGAATCTCTAATAAATGTTAGCGATTCAGTAATTTTTGATAGGAAGTACGAAAATGGTATTGAATGTAGTTATGAAATAGCATTAATTGAAAAAACTTCGGGAACTTTTCTTCCAATTTTTTTAAAAGATGAATTTGGTAGAAAAATTAAAGTGAGTTTGGATGATGATGATTTTACTATTTTAAAAATAATGAAATATCGAATTGAGGAATCATTTTTAGATTATTCAAAAAATAAAAAAATTACTTTAAATGAATTATTAAAAACTTATCTAAAACAAGATGGTCTTAAATTAATATCCAAATTGAACAATAAAATAATTATTCAAAATGATGATAAATTTAAATTATTCACCTTTAAAAATAATGACGATGGTATAAGGTTTATAGATAATTTATCCAGTCATTTTATAAACGAAAAAAGATACGACTGTATGTTTGTTAAAGATTATACAACATCACAAAGAAAATACCTGTATGATTTATTAGTTGAAAATGGGTTTTCTAAGAATTATTTGATTCGACATTCGACGACTCATCCAATAAAAACATAAATTCATTACCCGATATCTCTATTTTAAATTGTTTGTGTAAACGGTCAATTTCTCTAAAATTTTCTTGAACTTTTTTAAACTCAACTTCTTTTAATTCAAAAGCTATTGCCATTTTCCCATTAGGGAATAATTCATCAGCAGCATCTGCAATCATTGCTAATTTTTCAATTATCCCATCAATACTTTTTTGATTCTCTGCCATAACGTTAATTTCTTAGGTGGTTTTGGAAGAATATCTTCCCTTTTTAATTTTTTAATATTTTCAATTAATTTTGATTTTTCTTGGTCAAGGACAATTTTATCCTTTGTTAACTCATTCTGTAACCACTCGAGTTGTTGTAAGCTCTTCTTCATTATCTTCAAGTTTTAATTTAGTTAATTGTTTAGTCTTTAAATCAAATTTTAAATTTTGTAAACTTTCTAAATTTTGTTTTTCAAAAATACTTTTTAATTCATCAACTTTGTTTTGAAACAATTTATCTTTTTCTTCTCTCTCAAGATTATACTTAATAATATTTTGTAAATTTTCTGTCACTTGTTCAATATCGTTTTCATTTATTTCAGCAACAAATGAAAAAGTACGATTACCAGGAACCTTATTCTCCTGTTCCATTACTTTGTCTTCTTGGACATATTTTTTAGGTAGTTTCCACGATATCGGAAAACTAATATCAAACGATAAATATTTTTCAATCTTTCTTACTGATTGAATATAGGGTAATAACTCCGAAAATTCTTTATACAAACTCATAATTAATTTTTAATAATATAGGTTAAACAATACGATATTGCCAATCCAAGATAAATAAGTTCCCCTCTATTCCATAGAAATCTCTTTGGTGGGTTTGAGAACAGGGAACTTACCAATCTAGCAACTGTTCTAAAAACAGTTAAAACTGAAAAGATAAATACAAATAAAAAAATTGTATCAATACTATCCATTACTCGTCTTTTTTTCTTTCAGATAAAATCTCTTTTCTCAAGACATCTAATAATTTTTTCAAATCTTGTGCAGATTTTCGTGCTCTTGTTCCTGCACTTTTATTACCTCCAAAAAATTTTGAAGTATCGACTGATAACTCTTCGGTTAAAGATTTAATTTGTTCTAATGTTTCCATTTCAAATTGTGTTAATTAATTTATTTTTAATACTTATAAAGTAATTTTTTTAATCGTATAGTAAACACTATAAAGGATTTTTTTATTTTTTAAGATTTTTATCTAATGTTTTATAAATGGTTAAAATCATATCTAAATCTGATTTTGTAAAAGATTTCTTCATATTAAATAAATCTGTAAAAAAACTACTTATTGAATTTTTTATTTTATTTTCTATTTGATTATAAAATATTTCATCAAAAAATGATTGGAAGTAATCAAAATGTTCCCCTTTTTTGTGAAAAACAATATTTTCTTTTTGGAAGTTGTTAATAATTTTTATCCAACACCATTCAAAGTGTTTTTCATTATCATCATCTGTTAGCCTGATTTTAGTTTCCGTAGATACATTATCTTGACCTAAGTAGGTCTCATGTATTAAAATATATAATGTATGGCAAAAATCAGAATACAACTCCAATTTTTCAGAAGTTATATTATTCATTTTAAACCAAATATCTATATCTTCCGGTTTTAAAGGTTTTGTTATGTAGTTAAAAAAATTCTCCATAGATGTTGTCTATGGAGAAATTATAATTGAATTTATGTATTTGTAAATTATTGAGTTTTTTGATTGTAACCAATTAATGATTTCATTCTTTCAAACTCTTCATTAATTTGTTTCGCTTTTTTAGGTTCAGTAGATTCTAATTTAGTCATAATATCGCTAGCTTTACTACCACCATCCTTATCATTAACCACAGGTTGTGGCGATTTATTATACGCCATTCTTTTAAGTTTTGCTAACATATTATCTTTTCTAATCTTATTACGTTTTTTGTTAACATCTGATTCTCCTGTATTCGCCCAATCAGGGTTATTACCTGTTTTGGAAGAACCTTCAATATTATTTGTCACCCATTCCTCATTTGGATGGATTTCATCATAGTCTAAATTTTCTAAAGCCGCCGCAGTAAAATTATCAATATAATCTTCAACAGCCTCTGATGGGACATACGCCTTTTTATCCATTTTAGCTAATTCACCATTTCCTTTTGGGAAAAATTTTGGATTTGTATTATATTCTCCTTTAGAACCATCCTTTAAATAATCTTTCATTTTTTGAGCAACCGCCTTAAGACTATCTTCATTTTCTTTCCCATCTTTTTTATGGATTTGTTCATATTTGTTATATCCCGGAGTATTACCTATTATTTTTGAGTTGGTTTTTTCCGCTGGGTCTTTAACGTTTTTAGATTTTTGTTCTATTATAATTTTTTCAATTAAATTAACCATTTCACTTTCACTCATTCTAACAGAATTACTTTCTTCCATCCCATGTTTTGTAGAAATTTTATTTACTTTTTTAATAGATTTGTCAGATTTTGAATTTTTAAGTTTAACACCTCTACCAACTAAAACATCTTTACGAGTAACTTTACCATCACCGGTTAAATCAGGGAATTTTTTACCTTCCTTAGTTTCAAATTTTTTACCATCAACCTCAAAATCTTTATCACCTGTTTTTCTAGCTTGAGATAATGCACCGGTAAAAGCATTTCCTTCATCTGTTTCAGATTTTTTACTTTGTCTTCTTTGACGACCTTTTAAAGATTCATTCATCGAATCACCACAAAATTGTTTTGTTCTATCATCATCCGGACCAAATTTATCCATATGGTATTTACAAGACTCTTCATTCTCCACATTTGTTTCTGTTTCAATATCTTCTTCTTCTTGAACATAATCAAATTCATCTTTATTATTAATGTCTTCAACATCATAAATCCCTTCATCCATCATTTTACTACCACATTCGGTACATTCCCCCTCATACATGTTACCACCACATTCACAAACTTCAGAATCTTCTTTGATTGATGTTTTAATTTTAGAAACTAAAGTTTCGGCTTTCTCCCCTAAATTTTCTTTTAAAACTTTAGAAATCATTTTCTCTAAATAAGTTATATTTAATTTTTTCATTGTTGTTTTTTTATTATAAATATATTAGTTTTTTACTTTATTTGTTTGATTTTAATTTTTCATACTCATATGAAATTATTGACTTGATAACATTTTCACTAATATTATGTCTTTCACTAATATTTTTGATTGCTTTCTTAACTGTTTCATTCTCATATATTTTAAGAGCCTTAATATCACCTTGATTACAATATGGAAATTTTTTACATTTTTTCTTAACCTGAACAAATTTACCACCGGGTATTTGTGGTTTAGATTTACCTCTCCAATCTTTTTTACTTGTTGATTTTGCCCAAGCCGCTGTTGTCGAATATTGTCCCGATGAACCTGACCCTGTCGCCTCTGTAGCCTCAACTTTTTTAATCTCATCACCTGACTCTTCAACATTTTCTTTTACACAATTAGGAACCATTTTACCATTTTTCTTTTTCATACCCTTTTGCTCATAATTGTTCCAACAATCTTCTTCCATTTCTTTTTTGGTTGTTGAAAATAATGGACCAACAAACCCTCCAGCAGAACTAGCCCCCTGTTCTTTAGTTTCTTCTTTCTCACCCATTATAGGTAGTGACGATGTCAATTTACCAATAGGTTTTTTAAGTTTAACATTACTAACTATTTTATCCTTCATACCTTTTTTAATTGATTTTTTTACTATATCAGTTTTTTTATGTTTTTCTTCACCCAATGATTTTTTAAAATCATTAACTGCCATCATACCTTCAACACCCTGACTAAAAACACCTACATTACTCATTTCATCCTCTATTTTGTTTTCTAAATCTGAAGACATATTTTCTTTAATTTTCATAATTAAATTATTTTAATAATAAAAGATAGGTTGAAGTTATGATTCCAACGTAAGTACCAACTTTCCAAAAAAAATTTTTTGTTCTTTGTTCTTTAAGTTCCTTACGTAAATTGTTAGATAACTCATCTGAGGTTTTTAATTGTTCATCTTTTTTACCCATCATAAAATTATTATTTTTATCTTTATCTTCAAGCGATAAGATATGACCATCTTTTTCTTTTTCTCTTTCTTCAGTTTTAATTAATTTTTCCTGAGTTAATTTTAACTCAAGTATACAACCATCACCTTTAATAATATCTTTTATAGCCAATTTTGCAATTGGTGTACTAATTCGTACTTTTGTTGTATCTGTCTGTGAAAAACTGCTCAAGCTCGTTAGCAGTAAGAGTGTCAACACTATTAACTTTTTCATTTGTTTGTTTTTTAATTATGGTTATATTATTATCTATGTGATTAATATCTTTAGTTATACTAATAACATTTTGTTTAATAGAATCAATTTTAATATCAATAGTTTTATTAACTTTTTTTGACGAATCAATTTCTGTTTGAAGAGATTCTATTTTTTCTTTATAAGATTTAACATCAGTTTTAACATTATTGGTGGTAAAGATATTCCATCCCGCTAATACAATCACTATTATTAATAATATATTTTGAGTATTATTACCTACAACATCTTTCATTATTCAGGGGTATTACTTGTTTGTTTTCTTGATGCTAAAACTTTAGACCATTTTGATTTAAATTTTTCATAAAAAACTTTTAATTTATTAATCATTTCTAAAAACTCATCATCAGTTTTCAACATTTCTCCATTAATGTATACACCATTTTCCTCTCCAATAGTAAAAAAGAAATCTAAATCAAAATCAATTATTCTACCAGACCATTCAACATTGTTTGGATATAAATTTAATTTATTAAAATCTACTAAATCCGAAACTTCTTCCACAAACTCATTCATTGTTTCTTGGAAAGCAATTTTCTCATCAGTGGTCAAATCTAAATCACTGTTCTCTTTACCATGTAAAACAATAATACCACCAACAACTCTATATCCTTGAGATTTATCCTCAGGTGTGTTAGTATCGTCTTCGATTTTATCTTCAACGTCTTTAGCAATGTTTGTTTTTTTAATAATATTATCGTCTGTTAAATCAACTTGTTCATTGATAATACCATGTTTTTCTCTAATACGATTGATATCTTCATTAATCGTACTATTTGACAACATCTTTCTAGACGCCTCCATTAATCTTTTTATTTCATCATGTGAATTGCTCATATTCTATTTTTTTTAAAAATTCTTCAAAATTAAATGCCGGACTAACATCAGTATAATCAGTATCAAAATTACTTTTACTAACTATTCCGTCATATTTTTCAATACCATTTATTTTTGTGTTGTGTCCAATTATTTGGGATTTAATATTCATTTCTTTTAATAATTTACTACATAATATTGAAGTTTTTTCAACTTGAACTGTAGTATATGGTTGCCAAAAATAATAGTCTCTCCATTTTTTTTCATACACATCACCTTTATAAATATCACCAATCCAGTTAACGTAATGATTAGTTAGTGGTTCTTTTTCTAACCACCCTAAATTTTCCAAGCAAACAATTATAGAATTTCTATTTATGTTTGGCGATATAAAATAATTTGAATGTTCATTATTACCTAATAATTGGAGTATTCTACCATCTCGAGTAATGATATAATTAGGTATTCTTTTAAATTTTCCATTAAATCTAAGTTTTAATGATTGTAAATAATCCCCAACATTTCTTGAGGAATGTGTGAGGATTATTTGATTTTTTTTCTTTTGTTTTCCACTTGGTTTAAAACCATTAATTATGTCTATCATAACCTAACACTTTAAGTTTTATTTTATATAACTTAATCTATTTGGACGTGGTGGTTCGTGTATATCCATTCCCGGACTAACAAAATAGTCATTCTTTTCCGGTTCAATCATTTCAGGTAAATCAGAAATTTTTGTAGACTCAACAGATTGGGATTGATATACCGGCACTTCAATTATTTTTTCAACAATTTTTTCAACTTCAACCGGTACTTCAATTATTTTTTCAACAATTTTTTCAACTTCAACTATTTTTTCAACAATTTTTTCAACTTCAACAATTACTTCTTCAATTACCGGAACCTCAACAATTATTTCTTTGATAACTTCTTTTTCCACAATTATTTCTTTAACAACCTCTTTAACCTCACCAGTACTTGATTTTCCATCATCATACTTAGTAAAAAAGTGTAGAGATGTTAGTGAGATAACCGGAAGTAATCCACCCTCTAAGAATGCTAACCACCTTTTCATTGATATAACGTCATTTGGTTTTGAACCTAACATTTCCCACACTGGTCCGGTTAGTTCCATCCACGATTTGAATAATTCCCCATTAGCATCAATTTGTTTATATGAATAGAAAATATTACCAATCATTTGGATGAAGGTAATTATCCCAAACATAAACCAAACCCCACCTTTGATTTTGTTGGTTGCAGCAACTAATGCCGTCATAGCGCCTATCTCAATGGCTATAGATAAATAGATAGCCCAACTAATCGGATTAGCCAAGTTATACCAAGATACAACGTGGGATATCGATATTCCAGCAACCAATATAATTGGTACTAAAAACATTGCTCTATTTGGATGTTCCTTAATGGATGCCCATAATGTCTTAATCATTTGATATTTTACTTATTTCTTGGTCAATTTGAGTTTGTCTTGTTACATCTAATATTTTTCTATCAGATGCTTGAATAGCTCTTTTCTCAGATTTAAGACCTTCAATCTTTATTTCTCTACGAAGTTTTACAGATAATGAATCAACACTATCGTTAACGTCTTGGACTTTAGAATTTGTACTACAAGTTTTGAAGAATGTTATTACCACTAGGAAAAACATTATTCTAATACCCCAAGTATCAATAAAATTTAAAATTGGTTTCATAATTTTTGTTTTAGTTTTATCATAAAGGTAAAAAACCTTCTATTATAATAAATAGAAGGTTCTGAAATTTTTACATATATTCATATAACACTGAACTATCATTCCTTAATTTTCGTAAGGCTTTCTCTTTAATTTGTCTAACTCGTTCCTTAGTTAGATTAAAATCACCTCCAATATCTTCAAGAGTTCTTGGTGTTCCTGTTAAACCAAAATAATCCTCAACAATTACTTTTTCACGGTCATCTAAAACATTTAATAATGTAATTAGTTTAGCCTTTAATTGGTCCTTACTGTTGAAAGCCTCATCAGGCATATCAGCACCCTCATTTTTAATTATATCAATAAGGGTATCACCATCTTCATTGATGTTCATATCTAAATCAATCATTGATGGGAGATTTTGAAACTTATCTTCTAATTTACCACCATTAGACTCAATTTCTTTTTTTGCTCTATGTAAATCTTGAACTACATTAACAGGTAGTCTGATTGTACGAGCATTGTCATTTAATGATTGAAGAATTGATTGTTTAACCCACCACACCGCATAAGATATAAATCTAAGATTCTTTGACCAATCAAAATTATTAATTGCTTTCATCAAACCTAAATTTCCTTCAGCGATTAAATCAGGAAAATCTAACCCTTGATTTTGATACTGTTTTGCCACAGTAATAACAAATCTTAAATTACCTTCAAGTAATTCTTTATTAATCGCTTTGGTTTCATTTTCTGTAAGTGTCCCTGAAGATATCATTTTAGATAATTCACGTTCCCTCTCAGGGGTCATTACTTTAATCTTACGTATATCTTTTAGATATAATTGAATCTCTTCTTGATTAATCGGAATACCCGAGTTTTTCTCTTTCATATTAATTTGCGTATTTGTTTAATTGTATTAATTCTTTTTCTGTTAGCGAATTTAAACCTTTTTCTTTAATCTTTTCTAATAAATAATCTAAAGATGGACTACGTTGTTTATTTTTAATTTCGTCAATGTCAGACCACTCATCTTCATCATAGTCAAAGTCAAAGTCTTCAATGTTTAACATAAAACTTTCTTTGATTTGGTCTTGTATCATTTTTCGTACCTCAAATTCACTTTTATCTGAAAGTTTTGAATTATCTGACATAAAGTCACTAATACCATCGTTAAAAAGGTGTTCTGATATTTTTTTAGGTAGACCATATGACAAATTGTCAGATGTGTAAGGTAATAATACGTACATAATATCACCAACACCTAAAATCATATCAACATAGTCTTTCACGTCCTGATAGGAATCCAATGTTGAGATTGTGAACACAGATGATTCTGGTCCAAAATAAAAATTAAGATTTGGTGTGTCTGAAATAACACATAATTCTTCTGCGATTTGTTCTGTAAATTCTTTTGGGTTGTCATTCTTAGCGAAGACAAATAAAATGTATTTGGTTAAACCATCCATACGTTATACGTTTAAGTTATATATTATGTTACAAAGATACGATAAAAATTATGTTTCCCAAACTTTTATTGGGAAACATAACTAATATTTTCTTCTTTTCTAATTCTCACTACATTATCCGCCCAATTTGTTACTAATGGGTTGTGGGTAATAACGAATATCTTCTCAAAGTATTCTTTAATTTTAGAGAAAAACTCCGATACCATCTCCAAGTTGTCATTGGATATTTTTCCGAAGACCTCATCGAATACAACCACATTCGCTCTTGGCAATGAACATATCTTACTTAACACGGCTCTCAATGCTAGTGAAGCGATACTTCGTTCATATCCGGACCCGGATGCCATCGGTTTCTCAACCTGAGTGTTGTTATCAATCATAAGGAAGTCAACTTCATTCTTATCATTAATCTTAACTTCTAATCTAAAGTGGCAACTATCCTCTAACAATCTTTGAAGTTCACTATTAATAAGTGGCATCATCGTTTTCATAATAAGTTTGGTCACACCGTTCTTACCAAAGATTTCCAAATAGATTTTATAGATTCTTTCTCTCTCAGCTTCCTCAGCAATTTTTCTAATTGTTTCCAAGTTAGAAGTTATCTTGGTGGTTAAATTAGTCATTGTAAACTTATTATTTGAGATACTAGTTTCAATAGTTTTCTTCTCACCCTCAAGTTCATCAATTCTAATTCCCGCTTTAATCAACAATCCATCTGTCTTATTGTTTTCAATAATTTTGTCCTGAACTTCAGAGTATCTTTCCAATTTGGTTTTCAACGCATCAATCATCAATTGAAATCGTTCAACACTTAATTCATATTTCTCTTTGATAAGTTTGTTTTTCTCATACTCATCAAATTCCTTTTTAAGATTAACAAAACCTTCTTCTCTGCCGGTTAACTCACGCATTAACCCCAATAATTCCTCTTTGTGCGTGATAAGTCCGGCAAGTTCTCCAATTTTAGCGTTAGTAATTGCAGCATTCATCAGTTCAATACCACAGTGCTCACATTTGATTCCACCATCAACCGAACTCTTCAGTTCTTCAATACTTTTAATCTTCGCATTGTTCTCCGCTTGTTTGGTAATCAAATCTTTAATCTCTTGTTTTACCTCATCGTGTTTATCCTCGTGGTAAAATTCAGATGGTTCAACAACCTTAACACCATCTCTATCTGAAATAGCTTTAGCTTTCTGTAAGTCCAACCCATTAATTTCCTCTTGGACTTTGTCCGGTGATACTAGTGTTAAATCTCTATCAATATTATGTTTGGAGTTTAATAACCCATCACGATATTCCTGACCCTTAAGGATTCTTGTTTTAGCATCTTCCAACTGAATATCTAATGTAAGATTAGTTTCTGTTAGGGTATCAATTGTTTCTTGACTAGTTTGATTATCCGTTTTAAGTTCTTCAGAGTTATAGATGTTTGACAACATTCCTTTGGAGAAGTCACTATAAATTTCTTTGGCAGCTTCTTCCTTACGTTTAAGGAAATCCAACCCCATAAATCTTGAAAGAACTTGACCCCTCGCCGTAGGTTTGGCATCAATTAGTTCTTCCAAGTTGGTGGCAGTTGTTAGGATGGTCATTAAGAAGTCCTCTTTGGTCCCGATAGACGTTTTGATAAACGCCTCGGTCTCTCTTCGTTGTTCTCCGGTGAAGTTTTGTAAACTACCATCAGACAATCTTTTATAGAAGTCCAACTCGGTCTTAACCGTCCATTCGCCTTTTTTTGATAACTTTCTTTCAATATTTCTCAATATGATATACTCCTCACCATCAATTGTAATCTCACCTTTCACGGCAACTTTGTTTCTCTCTGTAAACCTGTTGAATATCTCCTCCGCTTTTGATGTCTTGGTTGTTTCATTAAAGAATAAGAACATAAGTAAATCTACAGTAAGAACTGTCTTACCCCCAAAGTTAGGCGGGTTTGACTCCACAACCGTAATCCCATCACACTTCTCAAAATCTATCTTCTGATTCTCACCATACGATAGGAAGTTTGAGAACTCGATGTTCTTAATGTACCATCTCTTAAACGGAGTGGCATCGGTTTGGTCCTGTAACAATTTGTTATCCACAATACTATTAAGTTGGTAGATATCATCGTAGTGTTCCATATTCCCTTTTGACTCCAAGAATGAACGAACTAACTCTAATTGATAGTTCTCATCCAAAATGTTAAATGATATGTCTACGGTATGTGTGGTGTCGTCAGCAACCTTTGTCTTCGTGATTACGTTGACGTTGGTTGTGTTATACTTCTTTTGAAAGTAATGACGAACACTCTTTATTTTTTCTTGTGTAAAATTCTCAGCATAATCCTCCCATACAACCTGTAGGTAAGGATTATCCAAGTTTACAATATCTAAATCTTCCATTATTGTGTAATTAAATTGTGGTGGGGGATTAAATAAATCCATTTTATTTTTTGTCTAAATCATTCCCGAATAAATCGTGATAAAATGTTGGTGTTCTCATAATTACCGGTTCAGCATTGGGCTCAATGTCTTTATATTTATCAAAGATTTCTTTTCGTTTCTTGTTTAAGACCCTCATTTGATTAATCACCTCAATATATTCTTCATTTAACTTCTCCATTTGTTTTAGTTCAGTTCTTCTACGTCTTCTTGAATGACTTCACCACCGTCTCTTCTTTCTTGAGCCTCCAATACAGTATCTAAATTCCAACCATCATACGCAGTAAGTTTCTCACAACCTCTACCCATCCAATAGAACTCAGACATCCACTCTTCCCATTTGGAATCAACCAACTTAATAAAGTTCTCGTCATTACCTCTATCTCGGTATCGTTGGATAAATTCCTCTTTTCTATTGTCATCCGGATAAACTAAATAAAAGAAAAGACAATTATCTAATAATGCGTCTCTAACTTCTTTATGTGATGACACAAAAATGTATTTATATTTACCTATACAATTTTTAATATGGGTAATGTAGTTCTGTGGAAACTCAGGATTTCTTACCTTTTCTCCATTCTCATTAACAACCCAACTGAAATTACTTGAATCCGAATCCAATGTAGTCCCTGTGTTGTTTTTATGATACGTTGTTTTTCCAACACCAGGAAACGCAGATACTATCTTAGTTCTCAACATCAGGAGTTATTACTTCAGCATCTGTTACATTAACCTCATTAACGTCACCAAGAACCTCAGTATTTAATTCAGTTGTTTCACCATTTTCATTTTGGTATTGAGCTTTCAACTCTTCCATTTGTTTCTCAAACATTTCAGTATACTCTGCTTGAGCTTTCTTTCTTAATCCATTAAGGTTTTGATTTCTTAATGTAACTCTTTTTTTGTGAGCTTTTGCTCCACCACGTAATTTTGACTTTGGCATAATTGTTTTTATTTAATTGTTATTTCTAATTTCATTTATTTGTTCTTCAGTAATATCCGGAGCATTTCTTAATTGTTCTAACATTTCATTAGTCATACCAAAACCCTGACGAATAGTATTCATAACATTCATTTCATCATTAATTTCTATTCGGATTTCATCTAAAGTCATTCCCGGTTCATTCTCAATTTTTTCTTTAATCTCATTAGTCAATCTGTCAATAATGTCTTGACCCAAATTTTTATCTCTATCCGATGTTGGCTTACCATTAACATTTGTTTCATCTTCATC